ATATTATGGCAACACGTAAAGAACGTAGTAAAAATCTTAAAGAAAAAGTACTCACTATGGTGCCTACTATAACACAAGGTAGTCACTTAACTGTTCTAACTTTTCCAGATGGTCGGACTGAGTTAAAGTGGGACGACGAAGCACTGCTTAGAGATGTCCAAAATGCCTTGACAGAATACGAGAATTCTGTTAAAGTTAATACTACTAAAACTAAGCGTAAGAAGAAAAATGAAGCGTGATTACGATACAGGTGTCAGTGATGATGTAGTATTCTTCACTGGCATTGAAATTGAGCACACTCCTGCATACGGTATGAAAACTCTGTTTGTTACAGGGATACAATCAGTTGAGCATATTGCATCGAACTTACAAGGATGCAATCATATTTTCTTTGGTGCAAATCATAGCTTCAATCCACAAACTTATGAAGAGCACAAAGACTGGGAAGACATGATTATGTTCTTCCTCGATAAAGAATATCTATGTTCACTAGATATTCCAATTCACCAAGTAGAAGAATTCCACGAAAGCGGGTATTGCGAATACAATAACTTTATTCCGCAGATTCGCGTTCCCATTCCATATATTAAATTATGGAATTATAACACAATGCTTAAAATTGACGACAAAGATTTTAACGCCACAAACCCAGGTGTCTGGTCTCATAGCCTGCATAAATTAATGGACCGAGACAATTTTACCGATTGGTCTCAATATAAAAACGATAAGGTATTAAAATGATTAACTCTAAAATTACTAAAACTGCGGCACAACAATCATCGGAAGAAAAACTTTTTAAAATATTAGAAAGTATTGACTGGAAATTATGGGAAATGTATAATATGATGAAAGACAATTTGCCAGAGAAACCAACTGATAAAAAGACTGCAAAATCTAAGGCAGAACAATGAGCAATGATCTAAATATGATTTGGGTAACCTTTCGCAAGGAGGGTGTTCACATGTATCCAGCAGCGGCTACTGACCCTAAACTTGCTACAGGAGACATGTATGATGTTAGTTTCCTCGGTACTCCGCATCGTCACATTTTCCATTTTAAAGTCTATATTCAAGTATTTCACGATGATCGTGATATTGAGTTTATTCAGTTTAAGCGTTGGTTAGAGCATTGCTACGCAGATGGCACACTCGAACTCAACTACAAATCCTGCGAAATGATAAGCCGTGATCTCCACGGAACTATTTCGGCAAGATATCCAGGTCGTGAGATTTGGATCGACGTAAGTGAAGACGGCGAGAATGGCTGCTTCATTAAATTTCCATCAACCCTTTAATTTTAAACAAAGGTAAAACATTATGGCACAACCTGCCTACATTCAAAAAACTCTTTACATGAAGCCCGAAGTAACTAAAATTTTCGACGACCTCGATGCATGGTTAGATCATTGCCGATTTAATTTGCTTCCGTTTGTTCCGTCGGACTTGTATCGTTCACAGGAATATCGACACTTTTCTCGTCCATCATACCAGGGTGATCGTAAAAACTTCCGCAAGGATCATCGTCCAAAGAGTCATAATAATGACAATTTTTCTCGTTGATTTAGAAGCAGTCGAGACACGGTACACGGGTCAATGGAAGACCTATGTACCCAATCTTTTACGAAAGGCAGGACACAATGTTCAAGTTATTTCTGGCCCTACGGATATTCCTTCTGCCACTACGCCTGGTGCTTTCCTTAATTTTGGCGGTACCAACATATATAAGTCAGCACAGGTGGAGCAGATCAGTCGCTTATTTTGCAACGGAAGCATTCGCGCCAATGATCACTTCTTATTTACTGATGCTTGGCACCCTGGCATCATCAATCTCAAGTACATGAGTGAACTACTCGGTATTCCAGTAATCACTCACGGTCTATGGCATGCCGGCAGTTATGACCCCCAAGACTTCTTAGGGCGTCTTGTTGGTGCTAAACCTTGGGTAAGACACGCTGAAAAGGGTTTCTTCCACTCATTTGATTACAACTACTTTGCTACAGAGTTTCATATTAACATGTTTACTGAAAACTTGTTCCATGATACTCTTACTCCACCGAACTATTATACTAATCAAAGTAAAATTGTACGTTCGGGTTGGCCTATGGAGTATATGGACGATACACTGACTCTATATAAAAATATGCCAAAGCGAGATCTTATCCTATTTCCACATCGCATTGCACCAGAAAAACAAGTTGAAATCTTTAGAGATTTAAAAGAACATTTGCCACAATATGAATTTGTTGTTTGTCAGGATCAACAACTGACTAAAAATGAATATCACAATCTTCTAGGTGAATCCAAACTAGTGTTCAGTGCTAACCTGCAAGAAACACTAGGCATTAGTTGCTATGAAGGTGCGTTAGTAGATGCAATCCCTATGGTACCAGATCGTTTGTCGTACAGTGAAATGTATTACGAGGGATTTAAGTATCCTAGTGAATGGACTAAAGACTGGAATAGTTATCTACAACATAGACAAGAATTGTGTCATCACATTATTGTTACTATGACGCATTATGAAAAACGTTTGCCGCAGGTTCGCAAGCAGGCAGCTGATTTAACAGAACTATTCTTTAGTGCAAATAAACTATTGGAGAACTTAAAGTGAAATGGTTTCTAAATTTTCTAGAACGTGTAGGCCGCAAACGAATTGTAATGGATAGACAAAATGACGAACCTTATCTCGAACGCTACTACCTGTTTCTTAAAGATAGAAAGCACTTCCCCTTTAATATCTTTCTGCATAAGTTCCTTAAATCAGATCCCGATGATGTGCATGATCATCCATGGCCTTACGCTACTCTGATCCTTAAAGGTGGATATTATGAATGGATTCCAAAATTTAACTCTCGTGGAGAAAAGATTAGCGAGGAAAGAATGTGGCGTGGACCTGGTCATTTCCGTGTATGTCGTGCCACTTCTTATCATCGCATTGAACTATGCGAAGGTGTAGATTGCTGGACAATGTTTATGCCCGGTCCTCAAAAACGTGAATGGGGATTCCTAGTCAATAACAAGTGGGTACATAACGATACCTACTTAACAGAAAAAGCAAAATAATGAATAGTAAAGAAAAAGAAGTAATGGACATTCTACAAGAAGAATGTGCAGAAGTAATTCAAGCAGTTAGCAAAATCAGTCGATTCGGATTAGATAATTTAAAGCCAGGAAAGCCAAAAACTAATCGAGAACATCTAGAAGAAGAGCTCGGCGATTTGTATGCCATGATTGAGATTTTACAAGAGTTAGATGTAGTAAGTTGGACTAATATTGAAACGGCTGCAGAAGCTAAACGTGAAAAACTCAAGCAATGGTCAAATATTTTTACTGACTAAATTTAGTAATTTGCTGATCTAGTCCGTCCATACAGGATATCATAACACATCGTTGTGGAGTTGTAGGTAATGCAAAATTATTGTCCCATATATTGCCAAATTGTGTAGTATTGCAATTACTTCCTCTTACCCATCCTGTGTGAGAAATTGTTAATCTTTCAATTCCTAGATTACATAATTGCCCAGTATAAGAAGGACTCTCGTTTGCTACCTTTTCAAATCGTTCTGCAACTGTAATTTCACGATCTTGTCTGCGTTCCTGTACAGATTCTTCTCCTAACATAATGCTAATCTGACGATCATCATAAAAAAACATTCCAAAAGCTCGATCTGCTTCTTTATATAAAACTGCTTTAGAAACAATAATATTAAATTCTGATTCTATGTCTAGTGCTCGTTTTAAATCTTCATCAAAATGATCAGGACGCATAGGGACAATGACTTCAATATGTTTTCTTGCTTTTTGAAAGGCCTGTATAATAAACTGTATAAGTTTAGGATTTTGCCAGTAATGATAGGACAGATGAAGTTGATCAACGTGGGGTGCAATTGCCCACCAATCTAACCAAAGTTTTCCTCCGTTAGTAGTGAGGTCAACACTGCCTCCCCTCTCTTTACATAATTTTAACATCATAGGAAAATCAAACATGTCCAACGGTTCGCCGCCTCCAAATGTCCAATCAATTTTTCTTCCAATAGAATCGTAATGATCAATTATCTTAGTAGTTACGGCTATATAATCTAATATACCCTTGGGCAACAATCCACCTCGAAGTCGAGTCGGACAGTAACTGCAATCTGCTGTGCAATAATCATGTAACATCCAACTAATCTGTGTTCTTAAATTGCTCATTTGATTTCCTATGTTGTTGACAAACCTAAATAAAAGTGTATAATGTATTTAAGATCTTTCCTAGGAACCATTAAATGAGCAAAATTAAAGTATCAGAATTATTTTACAGCGTACAAGGCGAAGGTAGATATATGGGTGTCCCATCTATCTTTCTTCGAACATACGGTTGTAATTTTACATGTCAAGGATTCGGCATGTCGCGAGGTGAATTAAGTACCGAAGCAGACAACATTGCAGAACGTGCTATAGAGTTTACAGAATATAAATCACTCCCTCTTGTTAGTACAGGATGTGACAGTTATGCTAGCTGGCATCCTGCATTTAAGGATTTAAGTCCAATGGTTGAAGTTGAAGGACTTGCCGAATCAATTGTAGATATATTGCCATTTAAAGAATGGCGTGACGAACATCTCGTTATCACAGGTGGCGAACCATTGCTAGGTTGGCAACGTGCTTATCCGGACTTACTCAATCACAAAAAGATGCGAGGATTGAAAGAAATTACTTTTGAAACAAACGGTACTATGCGTTTGACAAAAGAATTTAAGAGTTATCTAACCGACTGGACATACGGTAGTGACGAAAGAGAAATTACGTTCAGTGTAAGTGCCAAACTTCCGGCAAGTGGTGAACCTTGGAAAGATGCCATTAAACCTAAAGTAGTTGTTGACTACGAAAATTATGGTTATGTATATTTGAAATTTGTAGTGGCTACAGAACAAGATATCGAAGACGCACTGAAGGCTACACAAGAATACAGAGATGCTGGATTTCAAGGTCCTGTTTATTTGATGCCAGTAGGCGGAGTCGAAAGTGTCTACTCATTAAATAATAAAACAGTAGCACTAGCAGCTATGAAACACGGTCTTCGTTATAGCGACAGACTACAAGTTCCATTATTTAAAAACGAGTGGGGTACTTGATATGAACAAGTTTATTAAAAAACTATTTGGTATTACAGAGCCAACAGTTCAAACAGCCGAAGATGCAAAACAAGCTGAAGAAATGCGTCGACTAGCGGCAGAAGAAAAGCGTATTGCAAGTCTTACACCAAAAGAGTTAGCAACTGAAAGGAAAGAGCCATGGGTTGCAGTCTTAGATACGCATGTAAACAAAGACAATGTCCGTAACGGATTCTTTGAACTTGACTGGAATGAATACTTTGTGTTACAATTGAGAGAAGCAGGATATAAAGGCGATAGCGAAGAAGCTATTGTTGATTCTTGGTTTGGCGAACTTTGCAGGAATGTAGGGAATGAATCTGGAGTCAATATGAATCAACGAGGTTCTGGTTATATTAATGTAAACAATTTAGGCGATGGTAGGACTGAGGTTTCTTAATGAACAAAACATATATTCACGTTGACACAGCCAATACGTTTTTTCGAGCAAGACATGTAGTCAGAGGCAGTCTAGAAGACAAAGTCGGCATGAGTCTTGCAACTGTTCTTAGCAGTGTCCGCAAGGCATGGAAAGACTTTAAAGGCGACCATGTTATTTTTCACCTCGAAGGTCGTAGCTGGAGAAAGGATTTCTATGCTCCCTATAAGCGTCAACGAACTGAAGCTAGAGCAGCCCAAAGTCCTCGCGAAGCTGAAGAAGATCGAGTGTTCTGGGAAACATTTGACGAGTTCAAAGACTTTATAATAAACAAGACTAATTGTACAGTACTACAAAATCCACAGTTAGAAGCTGACGATCTTATTGCAGGGTTCATCCAAGCACACCCGGCAGACAATCATGTTATTATCTCGACAGACGGCGACTTCGCACAATTGATTGCACCTAATGTAAAACAATACAACGGTGTTATGCAGATTACAACCACGCACGAGGGGTACTTTGATGAAAAGGGTAAACCTGTTAAAGATAAGAAAACTGCTGAAATTAAAGCCGCGCCGGATCCGGGCTGGTTATTATTTGAGAAGTGTATGCGTGGAGACACCTCCGACAATATCTTTAGTGCTTATCCGGGAGTACGTGAAAAAGGCACAAAAAATAAGATTGGTCTCCGTGAAGCATATGCTGACAGAGAAAGCAAAGGGTACAATTGGAACAATATGATGTTGCAACGTTGGACAGACCACGAAGGCGTCGAACATCGTGTTATGGAAGATTATCAGCGTAATGTTAGATTATGCGACCTAACTGCACAACCCGATGATATTAAACTTATCATTAAAGAAACTATTGAGACTGCAACTACTGCTGAGAAAAATATTCCGCAGGTCGGAATACGCCTACTTAAATTCTGTGCAGAATATGATCTGGTTAAAATTAGTGAACAGGTTACTAGTTATGCAGAACCACTTAATGCAAGGTATGTGGCATGAACATTATTTCCAAAGTATTGATTCCTAACAAAGAATGGATTATTGAAGATCAAGGTGAGAAGATTGGGTCTGTTGCCAAGCTAAAAAAAGGCTATGAATTTTTTAGGCATGGCAAAAAAATTAACTTTAAAGACCTTAAAGAATTTACTAATAAATTTGGAGTAGATCTTGTTGAAGAAAAAAAGGTTCCAAAATTTGAGATGGAGCCTCTTACTTATAAAATCTACGAATTTCCATGCAGTTCGAAGCCGTACGAAGCAGTGTACAATGTTAAGAAGAAATTACCATTGTTTGCCAAGAGTGCTAAAAGTAAAAGTCAATATTGTGCAGGCTATTATGTAATCAAGTTTCGCAAAGGTTGGGTTAAATCGTTCTGTCCAAAGCTGATTACTCTAGAACGATATCCGTTTCATGGGCCATTTAACACTGAGAGCGAAATGAAAAACATGCTGAATATTGTTAATAAAATATGAAACAACTTAATACATTACCTATAGAAGACTACCTAGAAAAGACTAGGATTGCCATTAAAAGCAATCAAAAATCAGTAACATTGACCATAAAAGAAGCTACCGATCTACAAAACAGTCTCAGTATAGTAATGACTAGACTAGCAGGAAGTTTAGAACAAAAAATATCAGAAAATAAATTTCCAGATAAAATTGAAATAAAAGTCGACGGCGGGAAATTTTAACCAACCCTGCTAAATATATACGCACTTTTCGGAGAACGTATATAATGAGCAGGCCAAAACCTAAAGTTTTATTAGAAGTTACTAATAAAAAATCCTATAAAACTGATCAAGTTTTAGAGTCAGATGCAATATGGGCAGTATTTTATATGGATAAGCCCATCAATCTTAAAACTACGAGCATAGTAGCACAACAATTAGGTCCAAAATATAAGAAAGTTAGTTTTTCGAATAGCGGACATGCATTTAATCTAGCAGAAAAATTAAACAAACTATTCAATACTACTGACTTTGCCGTTTACAAATTAACTACCGGTGAAAAAGTCAACGATGAATCCGAAGCATGAAATAACAAAACTAGTTTTAGAAACTAAAGGTTTGCCATCTGACGAGAAACGTATTAAGCAAACTATCCCAACTTGGTGGGTCAACCCAAGGAAAAAAGAAAAAGGCGGGCTTAGACTTACAGAACAAGGGTTCGAATGTCTAAAAGAAGCAGACATCAAATGTTATGAAATTAAATTTGATGAGCCTATTTTCTTTACAAATAAATTGGCCATTTGGATTGACCAGAATATGGAATGTCCGTTTTATATTTCCAATAAAAAGATTTGGGTATTTGGTGAAAAAATGGCAGTACAATTAGTGTTGTTTTCTGGCAACATTGCAAAATTCCAAAGAGCACAGGAAAGATTCAAAGAAAAACAGAAAATTGCTTGACAAACTGCTAGATCTTTGTTATACTAGTAACACTGTAAACAACTTACTTTAACAGTTTTTTTAGAAAGAAGCACTATGTCAGAGAAACTTTCCGCCAATCGTACAGTTAGCCCCAACGAAGCTAAAGCAGCCATTCGTAAATGCATGAAAAAACAGCGCCCTGTTTTCATGTGGGGTCCTCCGGGTATTGGTAAATCCGATATTGTTAAGCAATTGGGTGCAGAACAAGATCGTAATGTAATTGACGTCCGTTTGAGCCTTTGGGAACCTACTGACATTAAAGGTATTCCATTTTATAATGCTAACTTGGGTACAATGAGCTGGGCACCTCCACTGGAATTCCCTAGCGATCCGGAAGATACTTCTATCCTGTTCTTGGATGAATTGAACTCTGCCGCTCCTGCTACACAGGCTGCTGCCTATCAGCTAATTCTTAACCGCCGTGTTGGTACTTATGTACTGCCAAAAGGTGTTACAATTGTTGCCGCAGGTAACCGTGAAACTGACAAAGGTGTTACATTCCGTATGCCTGCTCCGTTGGCTAACCGTTTCTTGCACGTCGAACTCCGTTGCGATTTTGATGACTGGCATCAGTGGGCAGTTACTAACCGTGTACACGAGCAGGTTGTTGGTTATTTGGGTTTT